GTTAAAATATAATAATAATTTAATTACATCGGCAGATGATGTAGAGGATGTAACACCAAGAACTCCCCCCATTGATGTAAATTATGGGAATTTTGACAAATTCAAAAAGGAACAAAAATTAAAAAGACTACAATCTTTAGCTCAAAAAAACACACTACCTTCAACATCTAATACAAAAGGTGGTGGCTACTCAAAATAATTTTTGTACATTGATAAGGTATGTTCTATCTTATCGAAACACCCGACCAATTCGCAGAAATCCGCGATATTCTTACAGACAAGTGCTATATTGATTATGTCCTAGGAAATGACAATACTCACCCCGCCCTTGCAGAGGTAATTGCAATATACGTTTCTTCTTTAGATCGTAAAGGTTTTATACTTCCATTAAATCATCCAGAATGTATAAATTTAGATAAAGATGAAGTTTGGCAGTGGATAAATGAAAAGTCGTTTTTTACAAAAGATTCAAAAGCAGCTCGTCATATCAACCCCACGAACCCTCATACGGATATACAACACTTACATTACAAACAAACAAACTTACCCTTAGACGATAATTTTAACACCCCAGCACACATTCACTATTATCGCAAATTCTCGCATATAAAGGTAAATAAAATGATACCCATCGGTAAGCACTTCGAGCGTTGTGAGGCGAGAAAAAATGCGTTAATTCCATTACTTAGCGAGAATGTAGATTCACTATATAACGACATAATATTACCAAGTTTATACCACATAGAAAAAAATTCAATCAAGATTAACGACCATTTTGAAGACTACTTTAAACTAACATGCGATAAACATTCAACCAAAGATAATAATATATACGGATGGTATAACCCATACACAACCACCGGAAGGCCGGTAAATAATTTCAACGGATTAAGTTTTATGGGCTTAAAACACAAAACGGGAGAACGTAAATCATTCGAACCAAAAAATGACCTGTTAATAGAAATCGACTATAGTGGTTACCACCCACGACTAATTGCGGACATGGTGGGCTTTTCTTTTTCTAAAGCAGACGTTTATGAAGAATTAAGCGAAGTTTACAATGACCCTGACATCAACCCTAAAGAACATACATTCAAGCAGATGTATGGAGGTATTAGAAAGGAAAACCTACACCATCCGTATTTTAGTAAGGCACAAGAATATATAGACTTAAACTGGGAAATGTTTAATCGTATGGGTTATGTGGAAACTGATTTGGGGAAGAAAATACAAAAACAAAACCATCCTAAATTAACTCGCCAACAATTATTTAATTATCTTATACAGGCATATGAAACAGAAACCAACATGCAGGTTGTTAAAGAATTAAATGAATATTTGGGAGATAAACAGTCTACCTTAATATTATATGTGTATGATTCGTTTTTATTTGACTTTAGTAAAACAGACGGTAAGGAAACCCTCCACAAAATTAGAGAGATAGTTTCTCGAAAATACCCGACAAAAATTAAGACAGGTAAAAATTACGATGTGTTGGAGGCTTTGTAGATAGTTTTATATTTATTGGGGACTAATATATGGTTTTTTATGAATAATCGCTTATATTGCACATTCGTTCCCGAAGAAAATATTGAAAGTACAGTTGATAAGATAAAATCTTCTTATTCTATACTTTTTAATAAAATTTTTGTCCTAGAAAGCTTGGATGGGGAAAAAATTATGCTTACATATAATGTAGACATGGGTAATTCAAGTGGTGATTTTTTAGTAAATAATACAATATTAGTGCATAGAAAAAAACAAACAAACACTCTTTACACAATAAATGCTTTAAATGAATTGATAAAGAGTTTGAATAATGGTTATTTAGATAAGTCTTACACAGTAAATTGGAACGATTATAGAAATTGCATCCTATTAATACAAACCGACGGTTATAAACGTGTAGACACTAAAGTAAGAGATATAATAAACCTCTCTTAAAATTCCCTAAAATAAACTTGGTTTAGCCAAATAACTTTTGTATATTTACATAAAGTAAAAATAATTAACCCTTTTTAAACAATAAAATTCTAATTATGAATTTAGATGAAATCAAAAATCGTTTAGCAAGTCTAAACAACAAAGGTGGTGGTAAGAAAACAGATTACTCTTTAAATTTCTGGAAGCCGAAAGAAGGTACAAAATCACAAGTGCGTATTGTACCTTACAAGCACAACAAAGACTTTCCATTTAGTGAATTATATTTCTATTTTGGTATTGGTAAACCTCGTATGTTAGCATTGTCTAACTTCGACACAACTGACCCAATTTTGGAATTTGCTACAAAATTACGTAAGTCAGGTGATCAAACCAACATGGAATTAGCTAAGAAATTATTCCCTAAACTTCGTGTTTTCGCACCAGTTTATGTACGTGGTGAAGAAGACAAAGGTGTACGTTTTTGGGAATTTGGTAAAATGGTATATCAAGAATTACTTGGTGTAATGGCTGATGAAGATTATGGCGATATTACAGATGTTGCAAGTGGTCGTGATATTACAGTTGAAGTAATTCCTGCTAAAGAAACAGGTAAAATGTTTAATACAACAACAGTTCGTGTTAAACCTAATCAAACACCATTAGAAGCAGAAGCATCTACAGTTGAATCACTTTTAGACACACAAAAAGAAATCATTGGTTTGTATAAAAGATACGAATTTAATGAAATGAAAGATATTTTACAAGGATGGTTAAAACCAGCTGACGAAGACGGCGGTAAAGAAACTGAAAAAGTTCAACCACAAGGTAAAGTAGACATCAATAAAAAATTAGATAATCTTTTTGATTAATGGCTAAAAAGAAAAAAACAGACTCGAATCGAGATGAACTAACAGGACTTCTTGCTGAATCCCTCAATAAAAAATTTAGCAAGACCCATCATAAAGTCGCTTATTTTCTAGATGGCAGTGAAGACTCACCCACAGATGTAGACGATTGGGTGTCCACAGGATCCACAGTATTAGATTTGGCTATTTCTAATCGCCCTAATGGTGGATTTCCGGTTTCCAAGATCGTTGAGATAACCGGATTAGAACAGAGTGGTAAGTCCCTGTTAGCATCTCATATTATTGCAAACACCCAAAAGAAAGATGGGGTTGCAATATATATTGATACTGAATCTTCTTTAAACGCACAATTTTTACAAGCAATTGGAGTTGACGTTGAAAAGATGGTTTATCTGCCTCTCGAAACAGTAGAAGACATTTTTGATGCAATTGAAAATGTAATTTCACAAGTTAGAGAAAATAACCCTGATAAACTAGTCACAATTGTAGTAGATTCAGTTGCAGCAGCAACAACCAAAATTGAATCAGCAGCCGACTTTGAGAAAGATGGTTACGCCACACAAAAGGCAATCATCTTGTCAAAAGCAATGCGTAAAATCACTAACTTAATTGGTAAAGAAAAAATACTATTAGTATTTACAAACCAACTAAGACAAAAGATGGGCGCAATGCCATTTGCAGATCAATACACAACATCAGGTGGTAAAGCATTACAGTTTCACGCTTCAGTAAGATTACGTCTTAAACAAGTAGGTAAATTAAAAGAAAAAATCAATGGTGTAGAAGAAATCGTTGGTTCTGAGGTTGAAGCTATTGTTGTAAAAAACAGAATGGGACCCCCAAATCGTAAAATTCGATACAATGTATTTTACAGACAAGGTATTGACGATTATGGTGGATGGTTAAAATTGATGAAAAACTACAAAGTAGTTAAACAGTCAGGACCAATCTGTAAATACACAGACACATCAACAGGAGAAATTATTACATTTTATGGTAAAGAATTACAACAATTGTGTGAGGAAAGACCAGAAGTAAAAGAACAAATGTATAAAGACACCTGCGATTCATATGTTATGAAATATCAACATGAAGATGAACAAGTAATGGATCCTGACGTACAAATCGACGAAACTGGAATATAATGGCAGAATCAATATTTGACATATTAAATGATGTCAAGGAAGTAGACACTACAGATCCTAATTCAAGAGTATTAATAATTGACGGAATGAATCTCTTTCTTAGAAATTTTTCTGTAAATGGGATGCTTAATGATAATGGAGTACCTATTGGAGGTGTAATGGGATTTTTAAAATCTCTAGCACTTTCCATAAGGGAAGTTAATCCTACTAGGGTTGTAGTTGTATTTGATGGAAAAGGTGGAAGCACCAGACGTAGAAAAATCCTACCAAGTTATAAAAACAACAGAAAACCTGGTAAACGTATGACAAGGTGGGATGCTTGGAAAAATTATGAAGAAGAATATGCTTCACAAAAAAGCCAAATTGAACGTCTAATCCAATATATGAGTACCCTTCCTATTAATGTCATTCAAATAGATAATATTGAAGCTGATGACACCATAGCGTACATCTCAAATAATTTACTAGAAAAAGAAGTAACCATCATGTCTGCGGATCAAGATTTCCTTCAATTAGTAAATGAGCGAATTACAGTATGGAGTCCTATAAAGAAAAAATTCTACACTCCTGAGTTA